GGTCATTGCTAGCTGGTGCCCTCCCCCTGCCCAGGTAAATGGTTACCATTTTGGGGTGGTCCACCTGCACTTCCTGCCATTTTGGAGGTGCCAACGTAGTTTGACCCAACTACTGGTTGCTTTAAGGGCGGATGGTAATCCCATCGCTTAGGCGCCCGAACAACAGGTGTTCTCAGATTGCTTCAACAATCATCCTGCTCGTGTTGTATATAGTCAAGAGTCCCGCAGCGCCGGTGAGCGTTACTGGAATGGTGATCGCCATGGAGTCAGATGACGCCACGACAACCATTCCAAACACTTGCGTGCGCTCGGAGGTTGCTGTAGCAGCATTAACGACTGTCTGGGTGAACTTGCTAACGGCGTTCGAGTCAACGTCAAGTGTGGCTACAAATAACTCTGCAGCGTTATCATTAACGTCAAGCAAGACATGGATACGGTACACACCAGCATAAAGGGTCAAGACCCCAGCCGCAAGTGTGTGCTCCATGCCGTCAACACCAGAACAGACATCAAACGCCCAATCTCCCTCTACTGATGAAACCAAATTTTGATTCGCGGTTTTCGAGATTTGCAACACCCTATGGGACACTGGTGTTGCAGTGGGCTCAAGATGAAAATCAGAGAACCTGATTTTGTATTGGACCTCTATATATCCAATAGCATCCTGGTTGGCCTCGTCGCGAACCATCACAATCAACATACCTGGATCATATTGGAAGAGGGTATTAGCTTCAACCCCATACCGAACATACCTTCGGCCCTGTAACATATGCTTAGGCACCTTGAGTGTTAGTCCATCAGGCTTATAGACGCTTGATGACACATGGGACTCATAGGCTGAAAACCTAGCTTGTGACGACGGAGCTTGGGTATGTGGGTTGGGGTCAAAAGCCAGCCCGATCTGTCCAACTGTTGTTGATATGACAGTGGTTCCAATGAAGCGAAAAGACAGCTCGAGGAACTCGTAGCAATCATATCTCTTCGCTTCCTGGCTTAGAGAGGGGAACCGTTCCTCTAAACCAGGGTTGATTGGGCAACCAATGCACGTAAATGCGGGGTCACCATAGACCGTTTCGTACACCACATCGATACCAGCGGCGGGCTTAACGGCGCGTTGCTGCGAGCCTTCATAGACAACATACGCCGCAGCAAGGCTGTTGTTGGCTTTCTTCGACACCTTCTTGTTCTTTTGTTTATTCATGATAATATGGAATGCCCTATCATGAAAGGGGACTGTTCATGTTGGCGGACAGCAAGTTGAGCCGTGCAGTCTCTTGGCGTTTTGGTTCGCTTGGAAAGTTTTACGTGTGGTCAACAACCAATTTGGTCACCCTGGCTCTGCAGTACCTCCATCAATGGTTTGGGTTTTCGCTCAGTCGTGTCAGGTGCACAATACCTTAACTGACACGTCGTCACAGCTACTTCCCATTCCAAAGCAGGATTTAACACGGGAGACAGAGCCGCCAACACCCCATGCGTTTACGGTCGCCACCGACCCCGAAGGGTGAACTGAGGGTACCTACCTCAGTCCAGCAATATGGCTGCTAAACCTGAGCATGTGACTAGGCGTATGCCACTGTAGTGTCATACGGGAGTAGTCCGTTTCAAGTGCAACTTGTAGGTCTGGGGAGATTCCAAAGGCCTCCCAAAACGACACGCGGGCTGTCGCAGTGGGCTCCTTGAATCGCGTCGACATGCGTAAAGCTAGATATTGCATCCCAGTTTCTAGCTCCACCTTGCGCTTCGTCTCCGTTGTACCACGGATCAGCGTTTGGTAGAACTGACAGAAAACAGGAACATCACCAGCAAGTGCCATGCCGCACATTCCGATAGCTCTTCGATAGAAGTTATAGTCCGACTCATGTTGTATGGGTTTAACTACTACCAAATCCTTACTAAGAACAACGCGAGGGTCCCGCACCATACGGTACACCCCAGGCGTGATTTCAATAGGATGAGATTGGCAGAATTCGATGTGTTCTAGGACATACACTGGGTTCTCAACTTTCAGCACAAATCCAGACTCATCGAACCACCACGCAATGCCACTCATGAAAGTGTCTAGGTCGGCACGTTCCATGATGACAACACAGTCGTCGCCATCGTTAATCAAGGCACATGTAATACCTTTAAGCTGACAGTATGACCACACCATCATGGTCATCAATGATATGTTCCCAAGTGAAGTGTTCATGTCACCGGATCATCTACCACCATGGACATGGTACCCGATACAGCTATCACAACAACGAACAAATCCGCGTGTGGTAAGCTGCATCCGTAACATCCAAGCCAGGCATTTATCATGGATCCCAAAGAGTGCTCGGTATAACGAGTGCTCAAATCGCAGTGCCGCTTGAGACACATGTTGATCAAATCGATGTGCGTCAAGTCCCACCGCAACAGGGCACTTAAATCGTTTCCAAGCCTCATAAATCGCCTGGCCTCTCTCGTCAGCATTAAGGCCTTTCATGACCGTTGGTCCTCCCCACATTTCATCTATTGCACCATAAATCACATGTTCACATGCTTTGGTGTAGACCCCGAGACTCAAATTGTAACGCGTCGATCTTGGCTGGATGATTCTAGGATCAGGATCAGCATCCTCCATCGACTTGTCATCTTTTGGTGTTAAGTTCAACTTCTCGGCTTTCACAAAACTCGATACAAACGAGTCCTTCTCTTCCAATGGTTTAATAGCTAGTGAGTCCCGAGCTTTCTCATACGCTCGTCGCTTCCGCCCAGTATAAGCACTGATAAACTGATCAGTGGTTAAAGGCTTGACGATTCGTGTATGCTTAAGCAAGGCACGCCTAGCTGCTCCATGGTAGTGGACGAACTTGTTGTAACAGGGTCTGTAGGGCCTCTCCCACCTTCCATCCCCAGTTTTATGAAAGAACACTCGTGTGATGATTGCACGAAGTGCAGTGTCTTCATCTGCATTGTGTACGCCGTACTGAACCCCAACCCCTATAGGAGCAAGGTTGTAGATCTTGCGCTCTCTATACCGACCCCCAATGCTATTACTGATTGCTAGCTTCTCTGCTTTAGGATCATTTGGACACCCTGCTAGGCCAAATAGGGCATCTAGCACTAGTTGTGGGTCCAAGTTAGCTGAGAATCCGTCTTTGCATTGTGGGCCTCTCTAGAGAGCGGCACGTACGTAGCGCGCCTTCTTCTCCATGGGCGAGAGTTCCAGAGGGGAGCATCGTAAGTAGCTAAGCGCGCGCCACACTTTATACAAGTAACTCGTATAGAATGTGTCGTGCTCAGCTTGGCTGCATTCGATCTCGTGCGTTGTGGGGGTGAAAACGCAAGCTATAAGGATTGTGACATGTTTGACCATGTCAACCCTACGAAAGCATTCCAACCTCCTAGCATCACTAAAGATCTCAGCAACGATAGCCCTCCTTATGACATCCCGATTTGGTTCCGTATCCCGTGGCGTACCATGTTTGCACTTAACAGAAGCGAGGATCAGCCTCTGAAATTTAGTGAGTTCTGGTTCCTCCTCCGTTTCTGTAACATGTGCTTGCGTGGTACGAATGTCTGTGAAGATTGCGCGGTGCCCCTGTCTTCTCATGAGCCCGAAGAATAGGGGCAGTGGGCACCACAAAAATATGCCTGCGACAATAAAGCATATAAATGCGGTTGTTAGCTGTATAATGGTATCCTTATCCAACGCTGCAGCTAAAACGTCGGCGGATTGTAAAATATTCATAAAGAGTTCGATCATTGGAATAGTAGTTGCGTCAATAACTCACTAAACTCATTTATTAAAAATAAGCCCAATGTGCTATTGGCGACTAGCTGTAGTCCAAACTCATTCAGATAGCCAGCTACAACCCGAATGAGGTGTTCACGAGAAATCATTACGAACACCATAACCCAACTTACCTACGAGGGCCGTAGATGGGGTGGGACCCAACCTAACTTTACTGTGAACCAGAT